ATGGCTTCTTTCTCGCAGCACGGCTCCGGCTGGCGCGCGCAGGTATACGTCGCCGGCGAGCGCGATTCCAAGGTCTTCCGTACAAAACGCGAAGCACAAGCGTGGGCATCGGCCCGCGAGATAGAACTGCGACAGCGACGCACGCAATCTCCGGCCGAGACACGGACAGTCGCGAACATGCTCGACCGATACAGCGAGGAGATCTCGACCAAGAAGCGAGGCTCCCGCCCAGAACAACTACGTATCGCGGCCTTTCTACGGGACTTTCCGGACCTCTCCGCCAAGACACTGGCATCGGTGCAAACGCCAGACCTGGTCGGGTGGCGCGAGACACGGCTGCGCGGCTACATCGGAGCGGACGGCCGGCAGGTCCGAGCAGCCGCTCCCGCCAGTGTCTTACGAGACATCAACTGGCTGCGCAACGCCTTCATCATCGCTCGCGACGAGTGGCACTGGATCGAGCACAATCCCTTCAAGGGATTCCAGATGCCAACCGAAGGCCCGCCCCGGTCGAGGCGCGTCCTGCCTCGAGAGGTCAAACTACTGTGCCGGCGACTCGGATACAGAACGGGGCAACCGCCCACGACGAAGAGCCAGGAAATCGCCCTCGCATTTCTGGTGGCGCTACGCTCGGCAATGCGGGTCGGCGAAATTCTCAGCCTCGGGAAAGACACCTTGAACCTCGGCCGCCGCGTCGCCACCGTCAACCACAAGATGCAATATCTCACGGGCCGCCCACGGGAGGTTCCCCTCTCACGGCACGCGATCAGGTTGCTCACCCCCGTTGCCAACCGGGCGCAATGCTTCACCGTCTCGTCGTCAACGCTGGATACGCTGTTTCGTAAGGCCCGCGACCAACTGATGATTGAGGATTTGCACTTCCACGATTCTCGCGCCGAGGCGCTCACGCGCCTTGCTCGCAAGGTCGACGTGATGACGCTGGCCAAGATCAGCGGCCACTCGGATCTACGCCTCCTGCAGGAGGTGTATTACCGCGAATCCATGGAGGACATCGCCGCGCGCCTGTAAAGCAGGACAAGACGCGAATTTCTATCTTCGATTTTTTTCAGCAGCCGCCCCGCACAATCCCCGCTAGCATGGCGCGCGCCCGGCTGTAGCCGGGCCTACGCGAATGACTGGAGAGATTGATGCCGAATTACGACGGAAATCGAGCCGCCAACTACGCCGTTAGCCACGCAGAACCCCACAGCACGGGCAACTGCGCCAAATACGTGCGCAAGGCGGTCGAATGGGGAGGAATCACGCTGCAGCGTACCCACTACGCGAAAGACTACGGGCGCAGCCTTGAGGATGCGGGCTTTCAAGAAGTGCTAAGCGGCCTTCCGCGCAAGGGCGACGTCGTCGTCGTCCAACCGGCACCAGGCCATCCCGCCGGGCACATGGCGATCTACAGCGGTGCCGCGTGGGTTTCCGACTTCATGCAGAACGGCGGCGATCAAGGCTTCTATCCGGGCCCCGCATATCGGTCGTCGCAGCCCTCCTACACCATCTATCGCCACAACTGAGGCAGGCATGAAAAAGCAAATCTCCTCCGCTCTGGCCTGGCTGGCGCTTGCGTTCGGGCTGCTCGGCGCCCAGGCCGCCATCGCGCAAAACAAGGCCACACCGGACGCCAGCACGAAGGCGTTTTACACTTGGTACATTCAGCAGCAGGCCAAGGCGACATACCCGCTGACGGACGACCGCATCTATACCTACGTCGCAAAGGGCACTGTCGACCGACTCAGGGACGCCTACCGCCTGAACAAGCTGCCGAGCGATACCGACTATTTCACGAAGGTACAGGACTACGATGAGAAAGACTGGGGCCGGCACATTGCCGCGCGCCGGCCAATCATGCTCGACGATGTAGCCGTGGTGCCGGTCACGTTCGGCTCGCGCGACAAAATCAGTGTGGTCGTCTTTCTGAAAATGCAGGGCGGCAGTTGGAAAGTCACCAAGGTCGAAGACACCCAAGACTACCCGTAGCGAGCCCGCCCCCACTCCCGGGGGTACGACCTAGTACCCAGCACCAGCATCATTCTCCCAGATCCCAGAACCATCAACTGGAGACCAAGCATGGACGATTTGAATCAAGTTGCGGCCACCCTTGCCGCTGCGATCTTCTCCGCCGAGAGAGTCACCACCACTACGATGTTTCCCGGCATGCCCGTTATGCAACAAGACCCGACACCCAGGATCGTCGAACTCTACCGGGAAGTCCGGCAACAACTGATCGAGACCCAATCGAGTAGGTGACCGCGATGCTGCGACCCAGCGAGGGGAGCCAGCAGGCGCCAGATGCAGATCCAGGCGCTCCTCGCGATAGCGCGAGCCCATCAATCTGCACGAGGGCCTCATCGGAAACTTACGCCACCTACTACGCTCGAATAGTGCACGTATGAAGGGGCCACGAGCACGCTCCCACGCAAGCAACCGGAGCCCAGGCCGACGGACATTCCGCTATCACGTGCCCGTCATAAGGCGGCTGGGGTTTCCACCCCATGTTGAGATTCTCGCGGTACTTCGTGATGATGCGCTTCTAAAGGCGCATCCCGCGTATCGTGCCGCCAAGGGTGGTGATGGGGATGCAGCAGCAGCCCTTATAGTCCAGCTTGGGATAAAGCTCCTCAATCATGTGAGGGAGAGCTTTGATTCTGGCTTAATCTTCGTCGCGCCCCATGCTCAGGAGGCACAAGGCGACAACGCAATCCCGCAAGTGCTCGCAACGGCACTCAGCCTCTTCGCCGATGGGGAAGTGGACTATGAAATCGTGCAGGTGACGAAGGTGTATCACACTGGCGCAGATCCTATGGAGCGCCTCAATGCACGCCCTAGATTTCGAGGGAACGTACGAGCTGGCGAGCGGTATGTGTTGGTTGATGACGTCACCACGATGGGGGGAACACTTGCGGAACTCGCTCATTTCATTCAAGCCCGGAGCGGAATAGTCCACGGCGTGGTAGTCTTAGTAAACGCAAGTCGGTCCGGGATGTTGCAGCCAACGAAGAAGGTTGTACGGCTGCTGACTGAGAGGTTTGGACATGAAATCACAGAAATTTGCGGGATCGAACCCGGGGCACTCACGGCGGACGAAGCTAACTACCTTGTCGGCTTCCGCACAGCTGACGAAATCCGAAATCGAAAGGCTGCGGCAGCAAAAGAAACAACTCGCCGGCTCCGCTCGAAAGGTATTTACGGTCTTGGTCAGCCAGAAAAACTCGCTGCCTTCAATAGCGCGTTCGCAGCACACTTTAGGCGCGCGTTTTGGCGACAGTACCGTAGGAAGCGAATCCGACACCGCAATGGCAAGCCCCTGAGGTTGCGGTGTAGCTAGCCTGCTCAGCTCGGACGGCCACCGGCCAGCGCTGTAGCGCTTGCCGGTCACCTCGTCGTTACTACTGAGCCGTCATCGGCGCGACCTGCGTCTGAATCACCCTCTCTCGCTCCTGGAAGAACCTCAAGGCTGCCGCGACGGCATCTGCATCGGCGACGAGAGCTTGAATATCCGCTGCATCCTCTCCGTAAAGGACGGCTGTGGTGGCGGCACCATCGCCCAGGCCGGCGCCACCGGCGGCGCTTGGCAAGCCATCGGCCGAGGCTGTACAGCGGGCGCGGATTGACAACTGGCGAGTACCGGCAGCAAGAGCAGCAGCCAGGCGCGCGTTTTCAGATTTGGCATTGGTCAGTTCCTCATAGTGACGCGCGTCTAGGTCGCCGAGTTGCCGCTCGAGTCCTGCGCGCTTTTCCCGTTCGTCCCGCAGTTGCGCCTCGTCGGCGCGGGCCTGCAGGCGGTCCTTTTCTGACTGGTCACGCTTCAGCGTGGCGATGTCCCTTTCGTAGCGGTTCGCCTGCCACGCCCATGCGCCAGCGGCGCCGGCAAGCGCGCCCAGCAGCAGCGCGATCGCGGCAGCGATAGCCACCTCCTTGATGTCCGGCATCAATCCTCCCTTTTCCCGAGCGTGACGAACCGGCGCCGCAACTCCAGACGCCAAAACGCCCAGACAGCGCCGAGCGCCACGGCTACGTTGAGCGCCACCTCGGGCGCGCTATGACACGCGCCCGGCATGACTAGGTTGCCCAGCGCCGCGGCATTGACCACGGCCAGCACCAGCGCCCCGCCCGTGCGCGTGGGCACTTTGTGCGTGAGCACCGCCCACAGCGAGCCCATGAAAATGACCGCGTTGGCCAGCTGATTGATGAGCGTGAGCAGCATGGTCACTCCTTTGCCAGGAAGCGCCTGCGCAGGTCGGTCAGGATCTCCGGGATCTGCTGCATGGCGTTGTTGACGATGGCCAGGCCAAAAACGGCGGCCGAGGCCACGGCCAGCATGTGGGTGTACGAGCCAGGCACCAGCAGAAACCGCTCGACGGCCGCGCCGCCGGACAGGCAGCCGATGCCCAGGCTACTGACGAACGACAGCATGCGCTGCCACCAGCTGCCGGGGAGGAACCGTAGCGCGATCACCGAGCCCAGCGCTGCCGAGCCGCTCACTTTCGCGGCCACGACCATTTCGGATTCAGTCATCACCCCCTCCCCTCCTGGCCGCCGCAGCGCAGGTAGTGCGCACGGAGCGTCTCGAATTTGTGTTCGTGCTGGCCGTAGCCGGCGCCGGGCAAGCTCGCCCAGATGTTTTTGCATTTGGCGATCGCCACGGCCAGCCGGCCGGCCTGAATATCGGGCAGGGCGCCCCGCTCGCGGATCTGTTGGACCGCGATCGCGTCCTGGGCGGCCGGGCCGAAATCGACGAGCCCCAACTGCTTGCGGTACGGGTTGCAGTAACGCGCCCGCAATTGGTACCGCCCGGCGGCAGTGCTCCAATCGTTGATGCGCGGAATCCAGATACGCTGACGCGGGTGATCGGCATAGCCCACAAACAGGCCGCCGCCCACCACCACGTCATAACCGTGATCGCGTGTCGGCTGGCGACCGTTGTCGGTTCCCTCGCTGAACGCCAGCATGTCCAGAAACGCTGCAACGTTCTGACCGCCCAGGACGGCCGGATCTGTGTATGGCATTTGAATGCTCCAGAAAAGCAAACGGCCCGCACATGGCGGGCCGTTGGTGTTGGTGGATGGGGTGTGCGCTACAGTTGGGAAACGTCGACCAGCACGATTTGCGGCGGGTTGGCCGTGTCGATCTTCAAGCCGGAGCCGTCGCCCTGATTCCAGGCCCCGCGGTGCGTGTACTGCAGCAGCTTGAGCCCCGCACCGGTCGACGTGGTGTAGACATGGTCAGCGACGAACAGCGTGTCGGTGCCGGGCACCGCGTAGATGCCGGTGCGCGTGAACGAAATGCAGGCCGCGTAACTGCCCGCCACCACGGGGCTCGCCTCCCACGACTGCCCGTAGGCCGGTGCGCCCGAGGGTGGCGTCACGACTCCGGCGACCTTCAGGTAGGCCAGGCCAGAATCGAACGCGAGCGAGCCGTCCGGCTTGAACACCTGCAGCCCGGGCTGACCGCTGGACGCCGTCGGTTCGTCGAAGACGTAGACCGTGAACGGTGCCTGTGCCGGCGCCGAGAAATTCACCGTCCAGTCGGTGCCGCTGTTGCTCGAGCCGAGCAGCGCGACCGGGTTGGCCGACTGGATGCACACGAACGGGCGGCCCGCCGAGAAGGCAAGCGTGCCGCGCCCGCTGCCATCCGGCGTAACCGTCGATTTCTGGCGCAGCGCCAGGTTGGCGTACGCCTCGGTAATTTGGACGAACCCGTGTTCGCCATACACAGTCAGCCCTGCCGGCACTTCGTCACCCCCTCCACCATCACCACCACTACCACACGCCGAAAACAAGCAGACAGTTGACGCGGCGAGCAGTCGGGTTGCTGCTCCACGTCGGGAACGTCCACCGGATGGTCGAACCGTCGAGAACCACGGACGGAAACGCCACCCAGTAATCGCCTGGCCCCGGGATAGAACCGAGAGGCAGACACGTGCAAAACCCTTGGCCATTCACCAACTCTCCATGTGAAATTGAGCCGTCCGCCGTGCCGGTGTACGTGGTACCCAACACTCGGCCGACCCGGTCGTTTGTACTGAATGTGCGCACGCCGGCCGCGTTGTAGATCTCCAGGCCGACCGACATCACCACACTCCCAGGCGCACGCGCAGCGTGCCGTTGCTGTCGTAGATCTGCGTGAGCGCGCTGGTGTCGACGCGCCGGCCGCCTGCGCCGTTGCCGTTGTTCTCGAACACCCCCGCCTTGCTGAGCCGCCATCCACTCTGACCGGCCGCGAAATTGCTCGACTGGATCGAGTCGCCAATCTTGGCGCTCGTGATCGTGCCGTCGGCGATGAATGCCGAATCCATGAACACCTGCCCGCCCTGTACAACGAACGGCGTAAACACATTGTTGCCGTTCGGATGCAGCACCGCGAACCGGTCAGCGGCGATCAGCACTTGGCTCTCGATGACACCGTTATCGTTCTCCACGCCGACGCCGATCCCGGCCAGATAGGTCCGGCCGTTGGCTGCGATCTGCGTTTTGATGGTGTACATCGCGGCAAGCTTGCCGCCCTGCTCGGCGACCGCCTGCTGGGCCACCCGCACCGCCGCGCTACTCTGCGCGACCGTCGCCTGCATGGTCGTCACCTGCTGCGCGATGGCGCGGCCAGCTTCCTCCAGCACCGACTGCGTCGACACGATCCCGGCATAGACGGTGTCGTCGCCGGCGAAATCCTCGTCGCTGCCTGCCATCGGTGGATCAATCGACTCGATCACCGACAGCAACTCGGCGGAGAGCAGCGTTTTACCGATTTCCCCTTTCATGTAGCTGAGGATGTCGGACGCCCGATCGCTGCTCATGCCCAGCACGCCGTTACCGGACGGGTACCACGCGCCGACATTGCCGGATTTGTCGACCAGACGCGCCCAGAAATAGAACGTCGCGCCGGCGGCCAGCCCCATCAGCGTGTGCGTGTTGGCGGGGAACGCGAAATCGCCCAGCTTCGTCGCCGCCGCGCGATCCGGCGTTTTGCTCCACCAGAGCTCGGTCCGCTCCACATCGAGCGGGCCGGTCGGGAATGCCCAGTCCAGCCGGATCCCGAACACGATGGCCGTGGCGATCAGCGTGCCCACCACCGGCGGCGGCGAGGTCTTACCAGTGAGCCGCGTCTCTGCCGAATACGCCGGCAGCGATGCCACGTCGAGCGCGTTGATCGCGCGCACCCGCGCAACGTAGGTGCCGGCGTAGATGTTGCGCACCTCGATGCTCTGTGATCCCGTGCGGCCGGCCGTTACCCACTCGCCATTGTCACGGCGCCATTCGACCGCATAGGCGACCGCGCTGGCGGCTGGCTGCCAGTCAATCACCATCGTTGTGATGGCGATACCCTGATCGATGGCGCTGTAGGTGGACAGCGTCACGTCGGTCGGCGGCGGCTGTACAGATGGCGGCAACACCGACACGGGCCGCGCCTCGATGCGCGTGCCGTGGTCGATCGCCGCGTATTTCGATGGGTTGTACTCGAGGGCCGAGATCTCGAACGTTAGGCCCTCCTCTTCCTTCACCGACACCACGCGGAACAGCTGGGTTTTGAGATCCGCGCTCTCGACCGACCACACCGCCGCCGCCTGCACCGGCTGTGACCAGTCGGCTGAAACGGTCAGGCTTTGCCCATCGACCCGCGAGACGGTCCGCCGTTGTGCGGTACCGTCCGGCAGGTTCACCAGCAGCGTGTCGCCTTCCTTGACCACCACCGGCCGATCGAGCATTACCGTCCGGCCGGCGGCCGAGCGGACGCGGCCACCGTTGGGCCGGCCTGCGCGCGCCGGATCGGCGACCTCGATGATCGAACCCGGCATCACCACCGCCGCATCGAGCCCGACCCGGAATGTCACGGTCTCGGTTTCCAAGCGACTGGTCAGCAGGATCCACTGGCCGACGCGGTTCGCCTGGCCCTGCGACGTGCAGCCGAACGCAGTCACCTCGGCTTGCTGGATGCCGTAGCGTGCGATGCCCTCCTCGTCCAGTACCGGGCACACTTTGGCGATGTACCGGTCTGCCGGATCGTTCCACGACACAAGCGCGACGGTCTTCCGAGACCGCCGGGCGCTGCCAGCATAGGTGAATCGACCGTCGATCACGTTGCCCGGGTGAAACAGGTACGAGGCCGTCGACGGCATGTCCGCGACCGCAACCACGTTGCTTGCGGCCCAGTAGGCCATGCCACGGAAGACGCTGGCGAGATCCTGCAGGACAGGGTATGCGTCGTTGCGCTGCTGCAGGTAGCAGTTGCAGGTAAAGCGCGGCTCCTGCCCGCCACGGCCGTCGGGCACCAGCTCGTCGCAGTATTGGCCGATCTGGTACAGCGCCCACTTGTCGACCATGTCCGCGCTTACGCGATCGCCCAACCCACACCGGCGGTGCAGCACGATGTCATAGAACACCCACGCGGGGTTATTGCTGTAGGCAACCTGGAACGTGCCATCCCATAGGCCCGTGTAGGTACGGGTGAGCGGATCGTAATTGCTCGGCACGCGGATGATGCGGCCCCGCAGGTGATACGAGCGCGTCGGCACGCTGCTGAACTGGCGCGCGTCGACGCGCACGCCGATCAGCGCCGAATTCGGGTAACGCAACTTGGCGTCGATCACCTCGGCGATCGATTCGATCCGCGTCACGTCGGCGATCGTGCCGCTGTTCGCGTTGGGCGTGATACGGCGCACGCGAATCGTCCAGCCGGCTTTCGCCGGCGGCAGCTCGATGCGGTGCGTGCGCGCGTACTTGCTGGACTTCTTGCCGTCGAACGCAGTGGCCAGCACCTGCTGCGGCGCGCCTCCGTCGACGGCTACGTCGATCGCATATTCGACCCGGTAGCCGGTGATGTTGCCCGTGCTGGTATCCGCGCGAGACAGCGCCGGCACCGACAGTTGCACGCGCACTGCCGACAGTTGGGTGTTCGTGACCGCTCGCACCCAGGGCGCGGTCGCCGTGAGCTCGACGCCAACGGCGGTTTCGTTCTCGACCGACGGGAACCCCGGAATCGCATCCTGATCCTGGGTGCCCGGACGAAAGTCGATGGCGACATTCTGGAAATTGAGTGTGCCGTCGGCGTTGGCCAACGGCGTGCCTTCGAGAAAAATGCTCTGCAGGCCGTTGACCAGGCCCGCGATCTCGCCCTCGGAGACGAGATCCAGCACGCGCGCATACGCGACCGAGTGCAGACTATCCGGCGCTTCGGTTGGCGTGCTGCTACTGCCGCCGCCCTTGCCGCCACCGTAGCCGATGATGTTGCGCATGTACCAACCCCAGTTGCAATTGATACTATTAAATAGTATCGTTTTGACATGAAAGCCAAACACCAGAAGACGCTGGAACTGATCTTTTCCCGCCCTACGCCAGCGAGCGTTAAGTGGGCCGATGCCGTCGCGCTCATGAAAGAGTTGGGAGCAGAGTTGGAGGAACGCGAAGGTTCCCGCGTGGCCGTCTTTCTGTTTGGTCAAGTGAAAGTGATGCATAGACCCCATCCATCGCCCGATATAGACAAGGGCGCTGTGGCGTCGATGCGTAAGTGGTTCGAGGAAAACGGAGTCAAGCCATGATCAACGTCATGAACATCGGCGGCCATAAGGCTGTCATCGCCTACGACCCAGATATCGAAATGTTCCGTGGGGAGTTTGTTGGCCTGAACGGTGGCGCCGATTTCTACGCTGCCGATGTGCCCGGCCTGCACCGCGAAGGCGAGTTGTCGCTGCGCGTGTTTTTGGACGAGTGCGCACGGCGTGGCGTTGAACCGCAAAAGCACTTTTCTGGCAGGTTCGTCCTGCGCGTGGAGGGCAAGGTGCATGAGGCCGCCGCCATTGCCGCCGCCGCGCGAGGCGTGAGCCTTAACCAATGGGCAGCCGATGTGCTGGAGCAAGCCGCCGAAGTAGCTTAAGCCGACTGACGCACGTTGGCCTCTCCACTAGGCGGCCTAGCACTTGCTCGCTAGCCGCCAATGCTGGGCCCATGGCTGTAGCGGTACCGATCACCCGATGAGGATGCTCATCGGGTGATCGGTACCCGTGCGCAAGGCTACCAACCGACCGCCTATCCGCCTGTCTACACCTGATCCTCGGCGTAGATCCCGGCCGAGATCACCGCTGAACCGACCACCATCTCGCCGTAGAGGAGTGGCACCGGATTGCCCTGGGCGCTGGTGTTCACAGGCCCGTTGAAGTTGTAGCTGGCGCCGTTGTCCGGGCTGTCATTGACGGATAGGCCAGCCTGCTGTGGCGACAGCATCTGCACCACGCCACCCAACATCATCGAGACGCCCATGGCGCCCATGAACCCGCCGAACCCACCCGCACCGATGCCAGCGAACCCACCGGTGTAGAACGTCGCCGCTGCAATCAATACAGCACCGAGAATGGTTTGGAACAAGCCCGCTTGCTTGGCGCCGGCGAGCACCGGCGCAATCCGAATGTCGTCCGCGCCGGGCGGCAATTCGAGCTCCGCCTCGCCGATGTTGCGGCGCCCGACGAAACAGGCATAGCGGATGCCCCGCTCATGGCTCGTCGCCAGTTCACGGCGAAAGCCCTCCACCTGCACGCAAAGCGCCCGCACAGCCTCGGCCGGGCTGCCGACCGCCAGGCGGAACACCCTGCCGAAACGCGCGCCCAGCCGCCCATACAGGCGCACCGTCCGAACTCTCTGTTCCATCTCCTACCCCTCCCTGTGGTGGCGCAGCACGCAGCGCGTGATTTCGCGCCAGTAGCCGCCATACACGTCACGCGACGACAGCCGCCCATGCAGGTGATGCAGCATCAGCCCGCCGCCCAGGTACACCGCCGCATGGTTCGGCACCGGCGCGCGCACCTGCATGAGAATCACGTCGCCCGCGCGCTCCGGTGTGTCCTGCGACACGACCCGGAATCCGGCTTCGGCGTAGTGCTGCATGTACAGATCGCCGCCCTCGGCCCACCAGTTGTCACGGCGCTCGAAATCCGGCAGGTGGATGCCTCGCTCACGGTCGTACCAGTCGGCCACCAGCGAATAGCAGTCGAGGATGCCGTGCGCGAACTGCCGGCCCACCAGCGGCGCCCGGTAGCCGCAGGGTTCGATCGTGCGCACGTCGTCGGCCGGCCACGCGATGACGTGCCAGGGCAGCCCGGACGCCTCGCAGGCCACGCGATCGGCCTCGCTGGGTTCAGCGCTGGCGTTGGGGTGGCTGTGCACCACCGCCAGCACTTCGCCCAGGTCTTCGGCCGCCGCGTAGTCCTCGGCCGGCATCTCGAAATGCTCAGTGCCGACAGCCACGTTTCGGCATGGCACGTAGCGCTCGCGGCCGTTGGCCACCACCACCAGGCCGCAGGCTTCGCGCGGGTGTTCGCGCGCGGCGTGCCGGCGCGCCGCGTCGAGTGTTGTCTGTTGCATGTCAGGTCCGAATCAGGTCCGCCGCGGGGAACGCGCCGATCGGCAGGGGCTCGTTCGCGCCGAAGCGGCATTTGCACGACGACAGCCGGCCGCCGCACCGGTCGAGCGACGGGTCGCCCACCGGGTTGTCGTCGCGGTCGAACATCGCGGCGCCGGTGTAGCCGCACTCCGGCCCGCGGTAGCCGCCAACCATCAGCCACCCGCAGACGTTGGCGACGATCTGGCGACGGGGCAGTTGCACGCCGTTGAAATCGAGAGCACTGGAGAGCTCGAATTCCACCGTTTCCTTTGTCTCGGCGGTCTTCTGCTCGACGAACCACACCTCGACCGGCAGCTCTTCGGCTGGATCGGCCTCCGGGTTACCCTCGGGGAAATTGCACGCATCGAGGAACCGGCCCAGCGTGCGGCGGCGGCGCACCTTGGCGCCGACGAGATCGTCCGTGTACAGGCACAGCGCAGAGATCGAGCCGTCGACATTGCCGACGGCCAGCCGCGGCGCCGGCTGCTGGCCCTGCCCGGTTCGCTCGAACCCTGTGGCCTCAATCGGCCAGGGGGCATACTCGTTGCCCGCCCACCAGATGGACCCAACCTGCGCGTATCCATGGAAGCGACGCATGTCGCCGCCCACCGCAGTTGCGTCGAGCTCGAACAGCTCGACCAGCGCCCCCGGCTCGAGGCGCTGAATGTCGGCGGTGATCTTCATGCGTCGGGGGCCACCGGCCAGGCAACGGGATCCGCGTCGAGGTCAACGCGGTTCAGCGCCACCAGATAGCGCCGCCAGGCGATGAGCCTCGCGGCCTCCGCTTCGGTGGCATCGGCCAGGTCGACCGCCGCCTGCAGCGGCTCGATCGCGCGCCGCGCTTGCTTCATGCGCATGTTCCGCTCGACCAGCCCATCGGCCCGGTGCAGACTGGCGCGCAACGCCTCGTCCAGCTCCCAGGCTGCACCATCCCAGATATGCGCCACGGTCGGCCGGGCCAGTTGCGTCAGGTCGGCCGGCAGCGGGCCAATGCCTTGGTACGCCCCGCTGTAGTCGTAGACCGTGCCGTCGGCGGTGCGATAAAGCGGCGCGCCGCGGAAATCAGCCCGCACGTGCCACGCCCCTTCCCACCAGTTGCGCGCCGCCGCGCCGTTCGCGTCCAGGTACAGCGCGACGGCCTCGTCGGTAACGGCCGGAGGATCCGCGGGGGTCGCATAGGCCGGGATAAGGGGGCTATCCGGTTCGAGAGGGTTGTCGTCGGCGGTGCCCAGCTTCAGCCACTCGCCGGTAACGTGATCGTAGTGATGGATGCGCATGGTTTTCAGTATTTGATGCAGGCGAGCAGCGCCACGTTGCGCGGGCGGGTCTCACCGCTCACGCCTATCGGGGTCACGTCCGTGTAACCGATACGGGCGGCACCGCCGCTTTGCGTTACGGACCCGACAACCCGCAGCACGCCCGATTGCACCTCGGAGCCGAAAATCGGCGTGGCATTGCCATCGCACCAGCCAAACAGGTTGGCGCCATCGAAACCAACCGCAGTCTTGTGCTGGTGCGAGCTCAGCGCCTGGGCCTGCGACGAGCCGAACGCCCGCCCGGAATCGACGCCGCGCCCGTCGTCCCAGCCGCGCGGGAATTCCGCGCGCAGCTCGGGGAGGTTGAAGGTCGCCGCCCCATCGCCGGCGCCGAACGTGGTGCCGATCAGCTTGAACAGCCGTTCGTAGGTCGTGCGAGAGACCGCTGCGCCGTTGCATTTGAGCCAGCCGGCCGGGGGCGTCTTGCAAGCGAACATGGCGACACTGCTCGTGTGCGACGCTGCATCGGACGACAGCGCATCGGCAGTGGCATGGATCGCCGTCACGTCACTGGCCAACGCGTTGGAAAACGCCTCGATGTCGGCCATGTTGTCGTTGGTCTTTCCGCTGGCCTCGCGTTGCGTGTTCCCGTCCTTGCCCTGCGGGGCGCTGCCAAGGTTGATCCGCTGGAGTTGTAACGTCATGGCGCAAATGCCTCGACAAAGGTTGCAGACAGCGAATACACGGCACCCACCTCGACGGCCGGCGTGTACTCGCCAATACGAAAAAGCCCGCGCGCGCCGATCGGCGGGGTCCAGTAAAACGAATTGGCGCCGGCGTGCCGGTCGATGAATGCCTGAATGGCCTGCACCCGAGCCTTGCCGCCCACGAATCGGAGCGGCCAGCTGCTGGTACGGTTGTTGATGCCAGCTTTGGCCACCTGCTGGTAGCCATCTCCGAACTGCGCACTGAGCGCGAGGAATTTCACGCTGCCCTGCACCGATCCAACCGGCCGCCAGGTGAACGTTTCGATTGCCACGATTGCCCTCCCTACCGGGACAGAAGACCGCCCTGCATCGTCGCGCGCTGGATGCGGTTGTCGATGCGGCGGTCCATTTCTTTGAAGATCAGATCGATCTGCTTATTGCCGTTGCCATCGGTGGACTGGCGTACCTCCGGCTGGCTCGGCGCGCCGATCACATTGACGGTCACGTCACCGCCGCCCAGGGCGTGGTTCGGCACGATCGAGCCGGAGCCGCTCGGCTTGAACAGCTCGGGCCCCTCTTCGCCAACCAGGTACAGGCCGCCCGCGTCGACGGAACCGCCCCCAGCGCGTGCGCCACTCAGAAACACGCCGCTGCCGTAGCTCGGCGCCTGCATGCTGCCGCCATAGAGCAGGTCACCGGACACCGGCACCGTTCCGGTCCCGGCCGCCGCCGTGCTCGCACCGGAAAACGCGCCAACGCCTGCGGACAGCGCGCTACCGAGCAGGCCAATCCCCATCTGCGCCAGCCCGGAAATCGCGGCCCGCGCCTGAATGCGCGCCAGGTCCTCGATCACGCTCAGCGCGAAGCTTTTGAAATCCAGCTTGCCAGTCGTGGCGAACTTGGCGACGGCGCCCTCCATCGACTGAAAGGCGTTGGAGAACAGCTGTTGAGCCGACGCGGCAACGTTGGCCGCGGCGTCCCGGTAGTCGGCCAGCGCCGACAGCGCGCCGAATTTCCAGTCCGACTGCTTGGCTGCCAGCGCGTCGTAATAGGCGCCCAGCTGCTGCAGCGCCTCCTGCTCGCTGGCGTTGATCTGGGCGAGCCCGTCCTTGTACAGATCGGACCCGGCCAGGCCACGTTTCGTCATCGACTTGTTCCAGTCGGTGCGCATCGAGCCGAACTCGCGGTAGATCGACTTCGCGGCGGCCAATTCCTCGTTGGCGCGCTGGCCCAGGCCGAAGGCATCGAGCTGGCGGCCGAACTGCTCGCTGCGCGCCTGCGCGGCGTCGGCGATGCGCACGCGCATGCCTTCGGCCTGCTGACGCGCGTCCTCGAGCAGCTTGCGCTGTTTCTCGAGTTCGGTCGTCTCGTCCTTGCGTTTCTGGATCGCCTGCTCGGCGGCGACATTCAGGTCCAGTTGGGCCCGGATCTCGTCTTGGTGCGCCAGCAGGCTTTTCTGGTCCGCCGTGAGCGTCTGGCGGGTCTTGATGTCCGCAATCTGCTGCTCGAACTCGGCCCGCGCCTTCTGGCCGGCGGTCAACTGTTCATCGACCGTCTGCTGGGCGGCCAGCGCCGCGCCGGTCTTGCGCAACTGCTCGAGCATGCGCGTACCGGCGTCCTCGGTGCGTGCCCCCTGCGCCTTGTCTTTGTATTTCTCGTTGATGGCGGCGACGCCCTTGGCATACTCCTCCGCCGTCAGGCCGGCTTTCTCCGCGTCGGCCTTGAATTTTTTGAGATCGTCATCGCGGATCTGCTGGCGCGATCGCACGCTCTTCATCAGCGCATCGATCGAAGTGCGCGCAGCGATCCGATCATCCTCGGCACGCTGCTTGGCCGCCTGATCGGCCGCCTTCTTGGCGTCGCCGACGACGGTGTCGTTGTACTGCTGCAGCTTGGCGCGATTGGCGTTGAGCGCCGCCTCCAGCTGAACGGTGTTGTAGCCCTTGGCCCGGGCCTCGGCGAGCTCTTTCTCCTGCTGCGCCATGGCGCGATACAGGCCGTTGAGCTTGTCGGCCGACGTATCGGCGCGGCCGATGCCGGCGACCGCATCCCACGCCTTCTTGGCCACATCGGTCAACCCGATCCACGCCAGCTCCATGTAACCGACGTTGCGGCGCACCTCCATCGCGCGGTCAGCCAAGGCGGCGGCGTAGGTCTTTTGTGCGAGCGCTGCCGCCTCGTCGGTCTGGCCGGCCCGCTCCAGCGCGGCAATCTGTTCGTAGATCGCGCCGGTTAGGTAGTGGTATTGCTCGTTGAGCTTGACCGACGCTTTGGCCGGTTCCTCAGCCAGCTTGACGAAATCCTTGACGGTCTCGTCGATCGATTGCCCGGTCGCTTTCTCCATGGCGATTGCAGCGACCGCAACCTGGCTCATCTGCTCGCTGGCCACCCGGCCGGTAGCCGTCAGCCGCGTCAGTACGTCAGCCGCGCCATGCTGGGTGCCGATGACGCGCGACACCCCCTCCGCCATGCCGTTCAGCTGAGCGCTCGAGATGCCGGCATAGTGCCCGGTCATGATGAGCGCGTTCGTATAGCCGCGCGCCTCCTGCGCGCCCGTCGACCACGCAAACGCCAGCGCTACAGCAGCGGCAGCGGCCAACGTGGTCGGGGTAACCAGGCTCGCGACATAGCCGCCCACGCCCCGGATAGCCGGCCCGATGCCGCCGAACATGTCCTTGAGCTGACCACCCTGCTGCGTGAGCACCAGCAGCGGGCTTTGACCGCCCGCCAGCTGCGTCACAATGTCCGTCATTTGCGGCGCCACCATCCGCATCGCGGCGGCGGTCTGGCGGGCCGACATGCCGAGGTTTTGCGTGGATGTGTCGGCCGCCTTGTTGGCGACCTCGGCGACACGCATCCGCTCGATGTACTGCGCAGCAGCCTGCGATACGCCGAGCTGCTCGGCGCGCAGCGCGGCGTACTCCGCAGCAGTCTTGCCGGCGCGGTCCGCCTGCCGCTCCAGGCCCTTCAGGAAGCGGCTGGCGGCCGCGTCCATGTTGCCGGCGGCACCGGTGGCCGCCTCGCCGATTGTCTGGATGTTGCGCGCAGATTTCTTGCCCGAGGTGGCCGTAACGCTCTCCAGCGCCACAACCGCCGCGCGGGCCTCGCCCATACCCGCCTTGACGCCTGTGGCATCGGCATCGACCACGAGCGTCGCCTTGCCGACGACTGCATTGCCGACCGCTTCTGCCATCTCACCCCCCGTTCATTTCCGCCAGCGCGGCGTGTTCCATGATGCGAATGCCGGCGAACACGTCGGCGTGATCGTCAGGCGGCACGCGCAGCAGCTGCAGCACCACCGGAATCGCCGCATAGTCCAGGCCGATGGGCCCACGGGCGCCGATGCGCCACTGCGTGCCCAGATGGACAAATGCCTCCACAGTGGCTGTGTTCTCCGGCCAGATGCTGAGCGGCTCGGGCTGTACGTCGGCGAGCGTGAGGCCGAAGGCCGCCAGTTGGTCAGCGTTCGGCGGGCGCCAGTACAGCCGCTGTGCCGCCTCGATCAGTTTCCCCGGCGCTGGCCGGTCAACTCGGCGAGGTAGGTGTCGAAGATTGCGCGCGGTGCGGCCGGGTAGTTCTGCACGAGCTGGTCGAGCGCCTCGCGCGAGAACGCCGCGTCCACGTCTTCCCAGCCCGCGACGATTTCGAGCAGCACGTCGGCATCGGATTCACCATCGGCGCCCTCGCTCGCCCGTGCGAAAAACTCCCGCACGTCATCGCGCCGCTTGTGCTTGAACAGCAGATTCAGCTTCTCGGTGCCGCCGCCGGCCACGGGAATAGCGACCTCAGCCGCGAAAGTGGGGTTCGGATTGATGCTGAACATGAGGGTTAGGCTCCTGCTGTGTATCGGGTCACCTCGCCCGCGAGGGACAGCGTGACAGTCGTGGCCATGGCCTCGTTCTTGGTCGTGGTCGGCACCTTGGAGAACGAGACATAGGCGCTGAAGTAGATCGGTGCGCCGCCGGGCAGCTTCATCTGCACGACACGCGGCACGCGATCCTCGTCGGCTGCCTCGAGCACCGGGTAGTGCGCGAGGGTCGGGTCGTCGGCGATCGTCAGCGTGTACGAGCGCGCGCTGCGGATCGTCGGGATTTGCTTCTCGTCGGCCACGTCCTCGACGAACGAGTAGTTGTAGAACTGCTGGTCACCGCCCGATGCGGCCGACTGCAGCACCTGCGAGATTTGCTGAAAAGTCAGCACCGGACGCACGGTGCCGATGCCCGTGCCCGCGGGATAGATGTCGGTGTTCGTGGTGTCGATGCCCTCGAGTGCGAAGGCGTCGACCGTGACGGCATCCGCGCGCGCGACGCGCCCGTCCAGGCGAGCCCAGCCGGAGGAAACTTCGAGGACCGCGCCCTTGGCGAAGCCGTGTGCGACGCTCGACAGCTTCGCGGGCTTCGCATTGGTGGCAGCCGTGAACGCCTTGGCCGGGCCATAGCTGGCCGCAATAGCGAACGTCGTGCCGTTGGGTAGACGTACAGACATGGGGGTCTCCTGAAAAGAAAAAGCCCGCGCGAGGCGGGCAGGAAGAGGTGGGCGCGGCGGGCGCTACCGCGCAAACCAGATCGAAAAATCCTGCTGGGCGCCGCGCAGCTTGGTAATCGGCTCGACCGCGCCGGCCAGCTCGCCCAGCGGGATCGCCTGCAGCACGGGGTCGAGCTCCAGCGCGTCGGCGATTGCTCGCATCAGGCCGCTCGCCTCGTCGCGCGTGGCCGCCCAGAGGTTGAATTGAAATCGGCCGTTGCGCTTGTCGGGCAGGCCGTCGAGGAACGTGAAGGGCACGCCGCCGATCTGCTGGTAGGTCACGTAGGGCAGCGGCGTTTCGAGCGGCGCCTCGTCGGGGAAAACGCGATCGTCGACGAACGGCGCGACGACTCGGCGGATGTCGGCCTCAACTGTCATCGCTACCCCCGACCGCTACCTCGTTGCCGAAATCGTCGACCACCGTGCGCCGGAGTACCTGGGCTACCTTCTCCCGCGCCCGGTCCTGCATCGCCGACACCGCAGCCGGCGCGCGGTCGAACGCCCGCCGGATGAACGACTGCGCCGGCACCCAACGAATGCGTTCCTTTTTCCCGCGCCGCTTGCGCACCAGCCAATGGCCGTTTTCGATCAGAAAGCCATGGGGCGCCTTCTTCGCATTCCATGTAACCCGGTAGTAGGCATGCCCCTCGGACGAGCGGTCGTCTGCGTAGGCGCGATAAATTGCGTCGCGCAGTTGGCCAGGCCGGACGCCCTCTTTCTCAGGCCCCCTGTACACCGGCGCCAATGCGCGCGCCTCGTCGTAGAAAACGACCGCACCCGCATGAGCGACCGAGCGCACGACGTGGGCCTCGATGTCGCCCTCCAGTTGGTCGAGGCCGGCGAGCAGGTCCCCGTCAATCTCGAGCATGGTCACCCCCTGCTTGCGCCGATCTCGACCAGAAGGTCGACATGCTCACGGCCGGCCTCATCTGGCAACACCGCCTTGATGTCGCCGATCTGGCCATCGTAGATGACACGCCAAGCGGCCGTGATACCCGTTCGATACCGGATACGCAGGCTCACCTGGCGGGTGGCGGTTTCCTTACCAGCCGCCATCGCCTCTCTCCCGGACTGGCCGAGCGGACGTGCGTAGGGCCGAGCAACCGTCTCCCAGCCGTCCGTAGGCTGACCGGATGGCGTACGACCCTGTACGCGACGCTGCAGCTCAACGCGTCGGTTATTGCGTCCGATATCCATTCAGATCTCCACGCAGCGAAAGGGATCGAGCAGCCGTGCAACGAACAGGCCCGGCACCGCGAACGTCTGGGCGTATGTCACCGTCTGCCGGATCTCGGAAAGCGAGCCGAGATGCAACAGCATCCACCTCACCACCGAGCTCGGCACCGACGCGGGATCGGCCCAGGCGCCGCACGTAAACGTGACGCGCACCGCGGTAGCGTCGCTCGGAAGATCGCCGATCAGCACCAGCGTTCGGGCACCCTCCACGGTGCAGCGCACCAGCGGAAACAGCTGATCGACACCGTTGATGTCGCGATATCGCACCTCGGTCACCGCGGTAACGTCGTTCCACAGCCGGAGGCGATGCGACAGCCTGTCAGCTCGGAAGAGACAGGTTTGCAGCAGCAAGGGGCGAAGCAACTCCCCCTCGGCCATCTGCCGTACCGCCTCGATGCCGTCACGTAGCAGCGCTTCGCCCTCTGCGTCTAGTTCGTCATCCTCGATCCGCAGATGCACCTTCGCCCGCGCGAGGGTGATCGCCTCCTCGGCCGGCGGCTGGATCACGGTGCGCATGGCTTACTTCTTCAACGACAGCGCGTAGACCACCGATGCCGGATGCGCGCATAGCTCGCCTTGGGCACCGTCGAGCGTGTCGCCGTCAACTTCGATCACGTCGTTCACCTTGCCGAACCGACCATCGACAAGAACGCGAGCACGTACCCGTTTCTGCGTAACTGCGCGAGGTGTCGGTGAGGGCGTCGGCGCGGGCGCGTCGGCACCGGACGCGCCTTCGGCGATCCCGCCCTCCTGCTGACTCGTTGTGCCCGCCTCCTCGTCCGTGCCAGCTTGCCCGGATTCCCGCGATTGACCGGCCGCCGCCGCAGCCAACGCCGCCGTCGCGGCGGCTTGGTTCTTTGCCATGTTGATGCTCTCCCGTTGCACGATGGCGGCCACCTGGCGCGCCATCGTTGGCCTCAAATTCCGCAGCCGCGTTAGGCGGCGGGGTTCTGGTACAGCTTCACCGCGCCGCCAACATCGACCAGGTTGCCGCCCTGACGGTTGAACGCGATGAAACCGATCTGACCTCGCTCGATGTAGCGGGAGTCAGCCATCCGGATCAGCGTCAGGTCCATGACCTCACGCACGACGTACTTCGAGAAATCGCCGAACGCGATCGACTTGGCGTTGGCAGCCATCTGCGGCATGGCCTGGTCGACGTTGAGGGGGCGATTGAGCAGGCGGTCCGGCGCGCCCCCCGGATTTCCCTGCTCGTAGCCCGGCACGAAAACCGGGCGCCCGTTGGCATCTTTGATCTTGCGAACCGCCTTGATCGTCTGGTCGTGCACCAGCCACCCGGCTTTCGGGCTGCTGCGGTAGATCGGATCCACGCTGTGCTCAAGGTCGACCAGATCGTCGTAGCCGACGGCGCCGACCTGGCCTGCAGCGCCAACCTTGCCCACCTGCGACGCCGTCACGATGCCGTTGGGCTGCGTCGCACCATCACCGATGACGAAATGCTTGCTGGTGATACGGCCCAGACGCATTGCGAGCAGCGATCGGATGTACAGCTCGATGTCGAACATACTGTCTTGGATCAGTTCGAACGGGACCGCAATCGACTTGGAGCTGTACTTCCAGACCTTGATCAGCATGTTGCCGAACGTGGTGTCCTGGCTACCCACCGGCTGATTCTGGCCGACAATCTCGCCCTCCTCGGCCGTGGCATCGGCGGCCGGGAAGTTCAGGTCAGCACCGGTCGAGGTGGGGATCACGGTCGCCAGGTTGCGCAGGCCGCCGAACGCCCGCATTGCCTCGGCGAGCTGGCGGTAGTATTCCTGCGCCACCGTATAGCCGCCCTCGGGCCCCGCGTTCGTCGACATGGCAGCCTGAACCTCGGGGCTACGGCGTGCCCGCATGCGCTGCACATCCTCGTCCGCCATGGCGGAGATCCCCCCCGACAGGTATGCACGCAGCGCCCGGGATTCCTCGCTGTGGGCGCCGGGCGTACGCACCGAGGCATTGATCAGGCCATCGGGCCGACCGCTGGCAGCCTCCTCGCCGAGGCGGGCGAGATATTCCTCATGACGCTTGATTTCGCCGTTGACGCGATCAAGGTCAGCCATCCCGTTGTCGTACGCCTTTTGCTGCTCGGGGCCCCACTTATCGCCGGCGTGATTCTCCATCAGGCTGTTGATGTTCTTGGCGATGGCGTCGCGGCGCTCCCGCAACGATTGAATGCTTTGGGTCATGAATTCTCCGGTGTGGAAATAAAAAAGGCCGCCCAGTGGGCGGCCCGGCCGACGCGGGAGCGCGTCAGAGTCGTTGGCACAGGTCGAGTCGCCTGCGCATTGCTGCGAAATCGGGAAGCAGGTTGCCTGCGGGCGACTGTGGCTCGGCCGCGGGCGCGGCTGGTGCCGTTGGCGTTGCACTGGCCGGCTTCGGAGCGTTGGAATATGCCCGCAGGTTCCACGCGGACGCCTTCGCAGATGGCTGGGCCGAGGCATCGGCCTTCCGATCCGCGAAACCACGTTCCACCGCGTCGTCCGCACCCAGCCACGTTTCGGTCGCCATCCACGTAGCGATGTCGTCGGCCGACTGTCCGGTGCGCTGCGCGTAGGTGTTCACAAGCGTGCTATCGATCTTGTCGAGCAACTCGGCCTCGGCGCGCAGATCGTCAGCGTTACCCCATAGGGCTGTCCACGCTTTGTGGATCATGATGAACGCGCCGTCGGCAATTTCGATCTCGTCGGCGGCCATAATGAGAAAGCTCGCCGCGCTGGCGGCCAGGCCGTCGACGTGCACGATGATCTTCGCCGAATGCCCGCGCAATGCCGCCTCCATGGCGCGGGCCGCGAACACGTCGCCGCCGGGCGAGTTGACACGCAAGCGGATCACATCGGCGGTAATGCCGGCCAGCTCCTTGACGAACGTAGTCGCAGAAACCCCGCCCCACCAATCATCGGAGACGATGTAGTCGTACAGGTAGACCGTGACCTCGTTGTCGGCGCTGGCCACAACGTTGAACACGCGCGCCGCGGCACGGTTGTCACTCAGCAGCTGGAGGATTTTGTTTCGGCGCATCGCCCTTCCCTTCGTTGAAAATGTCGCCGGGCTTTGGCGCCGGCAGGTTGAAGCGCCGGCGGATTTCCTTCCGCGTCATCCAGCCCGGCTCGCCGGCGCGGCCATAGGCAATGCGGGCTCCCTCCAAGCGCGACTTGAGATCGCCCCGCTCGAGCGTCTCGGTATCGAATTCGACAAACTGATCGCGATTGCCGCGGTAGATCTTGCGGTTGAGTTCCTGCTCGATCTTCACCAGATGGCGCTGCATCGTGTACTTGACGAAGCCGATGCCCATCTGCTCGACACCGCTTCCCCAGCCTGTCGTCTTATCCGTGTAGCCGATCATGTAGGGCGGCACCCCGAAGATGCGGGCCGTGTCCTCGACCGAGAGCTGCAGCGTTTCCAGTAGCTGCGCATCCTGCGGCGTGATGCTGATCTGCTTGATGTCCATCCCGCCGGTCAGCACCACAGGTGCGCCGTTCTTGCCCGCTGGCCCGCTGTATCGCTCAAGCCACTGCTCGCGCAACTGGTCGATGTCTGCGCCGGTCAGCTTCTTGGATTCCTTGTCCTGGGTGAGCACCAGGTCCGGCCGCATATTGCCAAGCATCGATTCCGCCTGCTCGCCCCCGGCGCGGGCCAGCGACACCGAGCGCCGCAATACATGCCGGATCTGCGACATGCCACGCCGGCCGTCGAAGCCGGGGCCTGGCACGTGGATCATGTCGTCCTGATCGACCACATCCACGTTGCCGTCCTCGTCCCACAGGTAATACAGCAGGCGCTCCCGATCCTTGGTCGGCTGCGGATCCACCTGCAGCGCGTGGTACGGCTTGAGCGACACGATGTTCGGCGAGTAGCGGCTGCGGCGGCCGATGCGCATGTACAGGTCACCATGCAGCAATAGCGACTGCGCACCAAACTCCCACCCGACCGGCGCGGACCAGCGCGGATGCAGCTCCTCGTTGAGCAGCCACCAGAGATCAGGCCGATGCACCTCGCCGATACCGTCGATGCGCTTGTAGGTCTCCAGCGTCAGCGACGCCAACGCACCACCGATCAGGGCGACGCACGCATACACCGCGCCGATGCTCATGGCCGTGCGCTCGCTCACCGGCCGGCTCGGCCCGCCAATCCCGCCGGTAAGCCAACCGTATGCCTCGGTACCGGAGGTGATTTCCGACACCGGCACCGGCTTTGCCTGCGCGCGTGCCGCTTCGCGCTCCGCGCGCCAGGCACTGAGCACGACCGAGCCCGGTTGACGCACGCGCGCCTCGTTGTACCAACTCTGTGTCATAGGACGATGATTCCGGATTCAGGTTGCTCGGGCTCGATGGCGACCGCGCGGCTCAGTGCGATGACTGTGGCCACCGCCGGGTCGATCCGCCCGCGCCCCCTCGATTTCTTCTTGTCCGGCCGGAAATTGCCGTTCGTATCGAACAACAGCGACACATTCAATGTCGCCCAGCGCAGGACAGGGTTACCGCCGTGACGCAACGCCTGCTTGTAAATCAGCTCCTCGAAACGGCGCGCGCCTGGGTACATGCCGTGGGTGTTCTGCGGCACCTTGACCATCACCAGCCCATCGTCGATCAGCTCATTGACGAGGTGCGCAGCGTTCCATTCGTCGTAACCGATTTCGACCACATCAAACATGCGCTTGGCTTCGAGAATCCGCTGCCGGACGGGCCGGTAGTCTGTGATGACGCCCTCTGTCGCTTCGAGCCAGCCCTCACGCACCCAGCGCGAATAACGTGCGCGCTCATCCTTGGTGTCGGATTGCTGATCGATGCGCTCCTGAGGGCACCACGTCCACACCAGCACGTGCCACTCGCCGTCCGGATTGTCATCGTCCGGCGGGAACACCAGCGAGAATGCGGTCAAATCCTGCGTCGCCGAAAGATCAAGGCCGCCGAAACACCGGCGGCCGGCGAGCTTTTCGATGTCGAACGGCTTGCTGCCCTTGTCCCACACCTGCGGATTGATCCAACCGTCTGCGGAGTTCACCCAGACGTTCAGATCCTTGGTGAGGAAGTTCGTCAGCGCGCTCGGCAGGAAAGCCGCCTTGCGCGCCATGCTGCGCATGTAGTCGAGGCGCTTGGACAGGCCAAGACCCGGGTTGGCCTTGATCCACACTGCCTCGTCGAACGGATCATCATCGACGTCGATCGTGTAGATGTAGCCGAAATACGAGTCGTCGGTCCGCTCGCCGCGCAGCACCTCAATCAGGTAGCGGCGCTGGTCAACGCAGATCCCGTCAAGGATGAACCCTGCCGTGGTGATCGCTGAGAGCAGCGGCTGCGTGCGCGCGCCGAGGGCGGTTTCCATCACGTCCCAGACGTCCGGCGTCTTCTGCGCATGCAGCTCGTCGAACAGGATTGCGTAGGGGTTCAGGCCATCGAGCGATTCCGCGTTCGCCGGCAGCGGCTTGAACACCGCGCTGTCGAACGTGATTTGTTCGAGGTTGCGACCCTCGTGGATCCTGAACGAGCGCTTGACGCCCGGCGAGCGCTTGGCCCACCGCCGGAAATTGTCGAATGCCGGCTTGAAAACCGACATCGCCTGGTCGCGCGTGGTGGCCACCGCATAAACCTCGGCGCCGATTTCCCCGTCCATCATGAACAGGTATGCGCCCTGCGGCCCCTTCCACGTGCTCTTGCCGTTCTTCCGCGCGACCTCCTCATAGCCGCGCGTGAATCGACGCAGGCCGTCGGCGGTCTTCCAGCCGTACAGCACCGCCGTCCAAAATTTCTGCCACGGGTCCAGCAGGATCGGCGTCCTGGCGAGCGGCCCCTTGATGTGGACGAAAAACCGTTCGATGAACTGGATGATGTGCCAGGCCGCGGCCGGATCGAACCCCAGGCCGCGCTTGCTCCCCTCCAGCAGATCGCGGTAGTGCCGCTCAACCGCCAGGTAGACGTACTCGCCGACAACGATCTCGCCGCGCAGCACTGGCAGCCCGTAGGCCGTATCCCATTCGTGCAGCGCATCGGCCGGCGGCGTCAGACGGTCGACATGCTTCCGCGTGCGGCGCGCTCGATGACGGCGTTCCGTTCTGCGCTCGCGTGCGCCAGTAGATCGCCGAACAGGTCGTCCTGCGTCCCCTCGTCGCCCAACTTCGCCCGCGCCATCACCGACGATGGCAGCGTCAGGCAGCTCTCCGGCAACCATTTCAGCAACTCCCCTTTCAGGTTGCGGGTGGCGAAATAGAGCTGGTGAGGCTGGCTGTGGCCGTTCGGTGTCGTGACCATGAACGAGCCCTTGTTGCTGGCCTCGAAGTTCTGCAGCTCGGCCTCAGCCCTCACCCAACGGATGAAGGTTTTGCACACAACCGCGATGGCGATGCCGGCGGTCAGGTGAGGCAAGCCCTCTTCCCGCAGGCATTGGCAGATGTAGTCCCACACCTTGCGCTCAGTCGACGAGAGCTTGGTGCCCGGCGGCGGCGGCGGCGACCGGACTGCCTTTCCAGTGCCACCGGCAGACGGAAACGGTTCCTCGGGCGAGTTGTCGCCCAGCAAGGTATCTAGCGTGTTCATAGAGCGTTCCTTTCGGCAGCTTGGCCGAAAATCGTGGCAGGCACTGAGATAGGCGCTCTCACAGCCTGCGAGTGAGACCCCCCCTATTCCAAAATCGACCGTCGACAAAACGCGCCTGGACGAACGGTCCGGGGCCCCTCGCCCCCCCGGGTTTTCCGCCCCCCCCACCCCTGGGGGGTCTCCCCACGCACCCAGGGGCGCCCGCCGGCGCCACCGTCGGGGCTCAGCGCCCCGATCGCGGCATGACCCAGGCGCCAGCGACCCATCGACCTGCTGGCGCTGCTGGTGCGTCCCGCCGCTTCGGCTTTCGCCGCTCGCGCAACGTCTTCGCCTTGTGGCACTCGACGTTGATGGCCTGCAGGTTGTCGTCGTCGTCCGCGCCGCCATGCGACTTCGGCCTGATGTGGTCAACCTCAGTGGCAAGGCGCACGCGGCCCAACCGCTTGCAGTCTTCGCACTCGCACAGACCACCCGCTCGCTCAAGGATTCGGGCCCGCGTCCGCTCCCACTCGGCACCGTAGCCGCGCGCTTGGCGTGAGCCGCGCTCGCTGTCCGAGCGCCAACCACCAATCGGGCGCCGGTGCTTGTCGCAGTAGCCCGGCTTCTCAATGGTCACACCGCAGCCGGGGTGGCGGCAGATCGAACGTGGGCGAGCAGGCATAGCGGGCGCAGAAATGAAAAAACCCGACCGGGTCAGGGTCGGGTTTTGCGTTTCGTAGGGACGTGCGTCGTCCCACGGACCGGAATATAAGCTTGCGCCTCGGCGCTGTCAACAGTCAACTTCAACGCCGCGACGACGCAGGATCGGGCGCAACGCTTCCTTGGCCTGCGGATACACGACGTGCTGGCGCACAGGCGCGCGTGGGTTGCGCCAGACTGCCGGCCCCTCGCGATTCATCATCTCGATGCGAATCGCCAACTGGTGATCCCCCGATAGCGCATCAATACTCACTGCGATCTGCACCATCTGCCAGGCAAACACACTACCGTCGAGGATCTCGTCGGTAGTCCGCCACTGGCGCGAACTGCCCGCCGCCGCGCACGTCTTGTCGACGGATGAATGACCACGTGCGCCGCTGTACGTCCGCTCCCAGAGAAACCAGTCGTAGAGCAGATCGTCGACCGCATCGTACGGATAGTCCTGCAACGCAGATGCACGCGGCGGCGCTGGATTAGCGGTGTACATGCCCTTCCCCCCTGTGACGGCCAACCATGGATTTCATCGTGCTGAGCGCTTGCTCAGCAGCAGCTTGTGACGGCGGCGCGCCAACGTGCGCGGCACCCGGAATCGGCGGCAAATGCTCAGCGACGGCGACCGCCCACAGGTGCGCCCAACGCTCGGCGACCTCGGGCCACGGCCGGCCAAGCACGCCAGCACCAGCGCGAACGGCGGTCCAGAAGACGGCGCGCGAAGACCACGTGTCGGCGCAGTGAGCGCGGCGCGGCATCTGCTCACACGCCTCGGTGTAGGCTCGCTCCGGCATCATTGGCCGTCTCGCGGTTTCACCTGCGCCAGCATGCGGCGCACAGTGGGTGAGATGTCCCGCTTGGCCGGCGGCGCTTCGACCGGCGCCTGGCGCTGCGCCTGCAACGCGGCACCGGCCCGAGCCTGCTGCTCGCGCGCACCACGCACCCGGTCCGCGAACTCGGGCACCCATCCCGGCCGGCCCGCCTTGGTGACGAGACTCTCGAAAAACAGCCACGGCCGCTTGATCTGCCCGCCGTCCATGCTGCCCTCCCATTCGTCGAGCACGCGCTGCCACCGGTCCCGCGCCAACACGGCGAGTTGGTGAGCCACGGCAACACGCTCATGCATCAGAATGCGTCGCGGCCACGCCAGCACAGGCGACCACGGCCGCTCGCCACCTTCGCCCTCTGCAAGCCGGCCCGCAGGGCCATCCCCTACCGCGCCCGCGTCGCGGCGGGGTTGCTCTGAGAGCTGGTGCCGTTGCTTGTCGACAGCCCCCGGCTCGACAGCATCGCAACCGGGTTCGGTTTGTGATGCATCTCTCCCCTCCTCCTCACACTGCACCGAAAAGGGAGGTGAGGAGGGTTTAGAGGTGTTACCGGGAAACGGATGTGTGTCGGCTTTTGCCGCATGCCTACCCGCACCACCCTGCCGCGAACCCGCGCCACGACTGACTTTCTCCGGCTTTTTCTCCCCTCTCGCGCCCCCTCCGGCTTTTTTCTGGACGCACGAATCTGTGCGCGCCAGCAGCATCCGAAATTTGAGGGTCAGCCCTTCGCTGATCCGGCGCAGCAACCCGCATTTCTCCAACTGCTCGGCACGGCGGCGCAGTTGCTGCTCGGTCGGGCGGAAATAGCGCACGCCTGGCCGGCCTGGCACCTCCGTGTGCTCACGCAGCGCCTGCCAGGAAATGGCCTTGATCGGCCCGCCGACCACGCCCGTCCGGAAATCCATGCAACGTCGCAGCACCAGGTAGAGGCGAAACGCGAGATGGTCGACGTCGCCCAACGCCTGCCACTCCTCGCCAGTGATTACGAATGCGACGCTCATGCGGCCACCTCGTCATCCACACACGCGGCAGCGGCATGCGCCGCCTCCAGAGCTGCAGCCACGTAGCCGAGTTGCCACGCGCGCCAGTGCGCCGTGTCGTAGTCGTACGGGCACATCTCGGGCTCAAGGCCGTTGCACAGGGCCGAGCGGCCCCACCGCTCGATCGCGTCGATCGGTTCGATTGGGTAGTCCACGGAATTCCTCACAGCGAGCCGGTATCGGCCTCGCACAGCACGTCGAACGTCGCCACGAATTCAGGCGACGTATCGGCGCGGATCTGATTGCGATACGCGGCGCGATCGGCCGCGGATGAAATGGCGCGCCAGCGCTTGGCGCACACAACGGCCAGCGATGACATTTCGCCGGCCGCGCTGAACGAAAAGAACGTCTCGCCGAGCGGCCACCCGCAGGCGGACAGCAGGTGATCGGCGAACTGGATTAGCAATTTCTCGCCGCGCTGGCGCAGCGCTGAGCGGATGTAATGCACCGCGCAGCACTGTTGATAGGGGCGCTGGCAGGCCAGCCCGACCGACACGCGTGACGGCCTGCAACACGACATGTCGGCACGGAAACGCCGGGCCTCTGCCACCCAGGTCAGCGGACGCTGCGTCATGCTTTGCGACGTTGCGGCGCGGCGGCCTGCGTCCGGATCTCGGCATGCCATGTCGCCAGCGAGACGTACGCCTTGAGAAACTCGCCTTCAATGGCTTCGAGCTCGGCCTCGGTGATGACGTTGTCCTCAGCGGCCTTCGCCACCGTCGCGGCCAGGTCGCCAACTTTGGCCATCACCCGGCACACGGTATGCGACGGATTGGGATCGTTCGCATCCGCCTCGGGCAATTCCACGGGCACCCGGCCATGACGCCAGCACACCGCATCCAGCGGCGCATGCGCACCTGGCACGCGCGCCTCCTCGCACAGCTCGAGGATCATCGAAAACTCTTCGAGCGTGATGTGGTGCGAGTCGATGCCCGGACGCAGCTTGTTACGCAGAACGTTCAGGTAGACCCTCTTACCGGTCCGCTGTGAAAGCGCGTAAGCGAGCCCGGCCAGCCCGCCGGGATAGCGCGTGGCCAGTCCATACAGCGCCTCATGTTGGTCCACCTCGGACATGCGGGAAGAGATCACGGTAAACCCCAGTGAAAATGGCCGTTTTCTAGTGCCGTGTCGCCGCCTAAGATTCATTCACCGAACCAATGCGAGAACACGCCATGCAAAGCACCGTCGACCAGCAGGAACAAGAGCCCAACGGGACGCGGAACACCGGAGCGAGCGGCTGCTATGCGCAAGGAAGCAACCGAGCAGCGACGCGACCGAACTTTCGAATGAATACGGAAAGCTCGCGACTCAGGACGGCCCATTCACCACTACGGCTGCTGATGCTGTAGCGGGCGTCAGAAACAAATCGGGCCGCCCCAACTTGACCGCAGAGGGAATGCCCCGAATCGTCCAGTTGTGAACACGCTGGGTTCCAGTGGTCGGATCGAAATCCAGCAAACGCGCCACTTTGGCGGGACCGCCAAGGTCGTTGATGAGGGCGCGATCTCTCGTGATGCGGGTGCGGTCAGCTTCGCATGGTGTGGGCTTCATAGCCCGCATTAAACACCACGTTTATAACAAACGCAACACCACGTTTATCAACAAAATGTTTACACGTGCGACCATTGCAGCCATGCACGACACCATGATCCGGCTCTACCAGGCAGCGCGAGACAGGCGTGGCCTCACCTCGCCTACCGAGGTCGCCAAGCACCTCAATCAATTCCCCCAGACTCTGAAAAACTGGGAGAAGCGCGGCATCTCGCATGTGGGGATGGTGTTGGCCGAGGAGTTGATCGGGTGCAGCGCGACATGGCTGCGGTATGGCGATGAGATTGGCGGCATGGCGCCGGCCAGTGGGGCGGTCCCCGCGCTAGGCGAACAACCACCCGCCGAACAGGTAGCGTGGCCGTTCCCTCGAGTGCCTTGGTCGCGAGTGATGCGCTTACCTACGGACGAGCTCGCGTTCGTAGAGGCCAAGCTTGAGGCCGAGTTGGATAAAGCGGAAGAAAGGCTAGCCGCAAAACAGAATAAGCCGCGAACACCGGAAAACGCGAAGCCGTTTAATCCAAGCCTGGCAAAGGACGAAGATTATTTTCTCTCGGGCTCGCCGCCAAGCCCAGTGAAACGAAAACGCGCCGGCTAACGCCCCCAGCCTGCCAAGGGCGGAGGGGCAGCTCGAAAACACAACTAGCTACACGCTATTTGTTCACCAGCCTCGCCGACCAGCCGTCGAAGAGTCCCGCAAGCACTTTCCAATTCCTCCAAGCCGCTAGCGATGATGTCGGTAGACAGGAATGGCGCATGTTGCTCGAAGTAGGCTTCCTCCTGCCCGGCCGGAGGCATCCAAGCAGCAACTTGGCGCCGCGCCGCACGGAAATCCTGAATAGCGGTCAACACCTCCATGCGAGTATGCGCAGAGGCATGACCCGGCAGACGGACCAGTTCCCATAAAACATCCGAAATGGTCTCAATGCTCAACTGCGTGACCTGCATGAGCAATGCTGTCGTCTCGGGGGACGCGCGCAGTTGCTGGCTGAACGCTACGCGCAGCAGCCGCTCGCACTGATGATATCGATTCGTCGCCTCTTGCCACAGCGCAACTTTGTCGCTCTCGTCCTGCATGACACCCCTTTGTGAGGTTGACGTGTCGCCCTGCGTCGACTGTTGGCTATCGCCCGAATCGCATTGGGCCTCGCGCGCGTGCCTACTCATCGTTCGGTGTAAAAAAATGCTCGCGTTAGCCGCTTCCTGCAGTTGGTGACGGTACAGCCCGCCAACCGCCACCAGAGGAACGGCACCAGACGCGCGCGGGCGCAGCATCGCAATGAGTCCATCGTATTGATCGGACAATACAGCCTCGGAAATGAGCTGCAGCGCGCGCCGCAGATCGCGGCGATAGGAGTCGCTTAGGGAAGGCTCACACGGTGGAATCGCCTGGGTGTCACCACCAGAACGCGATCGCGGTTTGAATTCGAGAATAATGCCCATCTTTCAGTATTGCAGCCTTATCGGGGCATTACCTTGGATGAGAGGAACAGCGCCGACGAAATATTGTTGGAATAGTGACCTCTCATTCTCATGCAATTCTCAACAAACGCAAGTCCCGCTTAAGATGGGTTATTGTTGCCCGAGCAATAATCCGACTCCAATGCTATTTTCGGTGCTTGGTAGTCCCACCCTCCGCCCCGTGCAATGGGGCGCCCGTGAGCAGATAGTCCTCGGGCGAAGCAATGGCAGGATCGCTAAACTTCCGGCGCTTAGGGGCTGCCGCACCATCGTCGCTCAGCAAGGCCGCCAACTCATACAGCTGCCGCGATGCGCGCTCCGCCAGCGAACGACTTGCCGCCAACTCAGCGCGCAACCGTGCAACTTCGCTCCTGTCATCGCCCAGACCTTGCTCAGTCAGCAAAACGCCTACCGTAACACCTAGCGCTCGCGCGACAGCCTCCAAGGCGCTCAACTGAGGCGCCAAAGACGGCATTTGGTCTACCCGCAGCCAGTTGCTGATGGTTGTCTGAGCGACCTTGGATCGCTTCGATAGTTGATTCGCGCTGTTCAGGCCATCTGATAGGGCCATGAACCGTGCGAGGTTTTCGGCGAGCACTAGGCGGGCGGGCTTCATAAGCATATTTTTGCTAATTAAGCAAGCATTTAGTTGCTTAATCACTTAGCAACACTTTGCTTGCCCGCCGCGCCAACCAAAAATAAACGCCTTGTTGACTCACCATTAAACATGGTGTTTAATCGCTCCATCAACAACACCGGAGCGAACGATGAACCGCGTCCATCGCATCAAGGGGTTCCTGACCTACAGCTGCCTTCTCATCAGCGCGCTCGCACTTCATGCGTACGCACTGCACGTCGATGAAGAGGCGCAGGCCGACCTGCGCGTGCACGCCGCTCGCCAGCAATCGTGAGGCCCGCCGCCATGCGCCACTCCGAACGCCTGCTCAAAGAACTCGACGAGGAAATCGCGCGTCGACGTAGCACCATCGAACGGCTCGCCGGCAGCATTGACGCCATCGGCGAATTCCTCAGCATCGCCCACCGTGCCGGCGTCAATCTGCGCCTGATCGACCCGCTCGGCGGAGATCTCCAGTTGAGCGCGCTGAATCATGCCGCCGCCCTGCGTTTTCTGAACGCTCACGGCATCAAGCCGAAATTGCTCGCATCGACGCATCGCCATCTGCACTACAGCTTGGCGCTGCCAGGCGTGGCGCGCGCGGTGTTCTTCGTTGTGCCAGCCCACATTGCGCAGGCCGAAGGCTGGGAACAACCGCAGCGTCGCGAGGTGGCGGCATGAAAGCGAAAAAGCCCCTCTCCCTTGAGGCAATGCTCGCTTTGCCGCTGTACGAGCAAGCCATCGAACGCGAAAACGAGCGCCACCGCGCGCGCATCAAAGAGCTCGAGCGCATGCGCGCGGCACTCAAGTTGCTCGACGCCGAGCGGCCGGCCATCAAAGCCGCCGGCCGCGAGATCTATGCCGAATACCTCTCGCGCAGCCCGTTCAGCAGCACACTCGCCTACCACCCCATGTTCGACCATGGCCCGGGTCTGCTGGCGGCGCTGCTGCGCAGCAAGTGGAAGGTGATCGAACGCGGCACGGGGGCATATCCCTCCCACACCCTGAAAAAGGGCCGCTTGCAACTGCGCGTCTCTAGCATGAGGGGCGACGCCCTCGAAAAGGCCGAAGCGATAGCCTTTCCCGAGCGCCCCGGCAATGGGGTGTCGCTATGACCGAGCGCACGTCCGCTGCCCACCGCCTGGCCAACGGCCCTTTCAGCCGCAATCCGGCCGCCGGCATCGTCCTGATCCTGGCCCTGTTCGGCCTGGCCGGCGCCATCGCGCCGACCTGCTACGCAGTCGCGGCCCAACTCAGCGCGTAACGCAGATGCCCCGCCGCTTCACCCGCGCCGAGTTGATCGCCGAATTCCTCCGCCTGCGCGGCTCCGGCCGCGCCGAAGAACAGGTCGGCATCCCTGCCGTCCGGCGCCAACTCGCGCGGTCCCTGCGCGCGCGTCGCAAAACCCTGCGGGCGCCCCCGCGCGCCCGCTCTTCACCCACCGTTGACCTCAAGAAGCTGCAGGCCAACGACCTCGACTAGCGCCATGCCGCCCGGCGCTCACGTGGGCGGCATTCATTGGGAGGACACAGTGTCCGCCAGACCCATAACCGACACCCTGCGCCACATCGGCGGCGGCGTGTTCATCGACATGGCCAGCGACAAGATGAACGACCTGGTCACTGCTGTCGATACATCCGGCAAAAGCGGAAAACTCACGCTCGAAATCACCGTCAAGAAGGCGACCCGTGGCGGTGCCATGCACATCACCGGCAAGGTCACGCTGAAGAAGCCGGCCGAGGACGCCATGGAAGCGATGCTCTTCGCGACCCCGGACGGCAACCTCGTTGCCGACGACCCCCGCCAGCAGAAGCTGGACCTGAAGAGCGTCGCCACCACGGCCGACGCCGCGCCGTCCGTGCTCAAGACGGCCTAACTCCCACCTCAACACCCCACGCGGGACACCATCACCATGGAACAGCATCCGAACCTGGCCGAGACCCTGGCCAAGGAAATGAAGCACCCGATCGAAATGCTCACGGGCGCGCCAGGCGCCGTGCGCTACGTCGCGCTGCCGCCCGCTTGGTCACTGGTGGAGCAAGACAACGAAAGCGCCTTGAACGCGCCGCTGCGCAAGCGCGCCAAGGTCAAGCTGCTGGACGCGGACAGCTTCATCGACTACGTGAAGCGCCACGGCTCGCTGACGGACAGCACGATCTGGGGCAACGCCGACTACAAGGCGGGCAGCGTCGGCTTCGTCGCCATCATCAACGACCACGGCGAGGATGAAACCAAGCCGCAGTGGCGCGATCATCTCGCCCGTTTCAGCCCCGAGTTCAGCGAGGAGTGGCGGCGCTGGTTCGGCCAGAACCGCAAGCCGATGAGTCAAGCCGAGTTCGCCGGCTTCATCGAGGAGAACCTCAAGGATATCGCCAGCCCGGACGGCGCCTGCCTGCCGACGGGCGCGCAGATGCTGGAGATGGCCCTGTCGTTCGAGGCCAATCAGGACATGCGGTTCAAGAGCGCCATCCGCTTGTCGAATGGCGGCGTGCAGATGTCGTTCGTGCAGGACGACGACGACCAGACCCTGGCGAAGATGCAGCTGTTCGAGCGCTTCGCGGTCGGCATTCCAGTGTTTTGGAATGGCGACGCCTACCGCATCGACGCCAGGCTGCGCTACCGCGCGCGGGACGGCAAGGTCAGCTTCTGGTACGAACTCATCCGCCAGGACAAGACGCTGGAGGCCGCCACCACCACGCTGATCGCCACGATCCGCGAGAAGACCGGCACGCCCTTCTTCTTCGGCGAGCCCTTCGCTCAATAACCACCATGCCCGCGCGCCGCCGGGCGTGCGGGCTGCCCATCGAGGACAGCCCATGTTGATCGGAATCACCGGCCGCGCCCAGGTCGGCAAGGACACCGCCGCCGCGCACCTGCGCGCCGCCTACGGCTTCCGCCAGATCGCGTTCGCAGACCCGTTGCGCGCGATGCTGCAGGCAGGCTTCGGCCTGACCGTCAAAGACTTCGAGCCCGGCCGCAAAGAGGAACTGCTGCCGCTGATCGGCAAGTCCCCTCGCCAGCTCATGCAGTCGATGGGCACGGAGTGGGGCCGCCTGCTGGTCTCGCCCGACGTGTGGGTGACGCTGGCCGAGGGGCGCATCCGCGCCGAGCTCTTCGCGGGTCACAGCGTTGTCGTCTCGGATGTCCGCATGGAGAACGAGGCCGACATGATCCGCCGCGCCGGCGGCGTCATCCTCCACCTGCACCGGGCCGCCGCCGGCCGCGTGGCCGAGCACAGCAGTGAGCACGGCATCGACTTCGCCCACGGCGACATCGAGATGTTCAACAACGGTCGCCCGGCAGATCTGTTGGGACAGTTGGACGACTACGTCAGCGAAGTGACGACGGCGCTGGGCGCGGTGGAACCGTGAGCAAGCGCCGCCACCATCGCGGCCGGCCCGCGCGCGAAACGGGCGCCCTGCCATCGGTCATCCGTTTCAGCCGCGGCGCCGAGGTGCAGCTGCAGCTGGTGCCGCATGTCGAACTCGAGAAGCTGCGCGACGGCACCGCCACCGAGGAAAGCTGGCACACCCTGGCCTTCCGCATCAATGTCGGCCAGTTGCTGGCACAGCAGCATTTCGCCCACGTTGGCGATGCGCTCGACGCGATGGCGCGCGGCGTTGTTGCTGTCGCTGAGGTCGGCAAGCGCTTCCGGCGCATCGACCGTTTCGGCTGTACCGGCGACGAGTTCCGCGCGATCGGCGCCGCCCTCACCCTCACCGACGACATGCAGGAGGCGACCACGCGCCGCCAGCAACTGCATGCCACCCAAACCGTCTACGCGCTCGCCACGCAACGCGGCGCTGCCGCAGCCGGCGAACTCCTACCCACGAGGTACGCATGACCTGGATCCTTACCGCAACCAACAAGCGCTTCGACTACGCCGACCCGAAGCCCGTGCAGATCGACATCCTCGACATCGCTCAGGCACTCTCCCGCGAATGCCACTACGGCGGCCACGCGCGCCGCTTCTACAGCGTGGCACAACACAGCGTGCTCGCCAGCCAGATCGTGCCGCGCGAGCACGCGCTTGAGGCGCTTCTGCACGACGCGCATAAGGCGTACTGCAAGGACATCCCGCGCCCGCTCAAAGCCCTGTTGCCCGACTACCGCGCGGTCGAGGCCCGCATCAGCGGCGTGATCCGCGCGCGCTTTTGCCTGCCCGCCAAGCTGAGCGAGCCTGTCGCCACAGCCGACCTCGTGCTGCTCGCCACCGAGCGTCGCGACCTGCTGCCCAATGATCCCACGCCCTGGACGGTGCTGGACGGCATCGAGCCGCTCGCGCGCCGCGTGAATACCGTGCACCCCGAACGCGCGCAGGCGATGTTCATTCGCCGTTGGGTTGAGCTGGGAGGTGCACGATGAGCGCGCTGGCCGACCATCATGACCGCGATGCTCGCATGGATCTCTTTGCCATCCACGCCCCGGCCGAGATCCCGCCGTGGTTCGCTCACGGCGACGACCTGCCGCCGCTTCCGGCCGTCTTGTCGGGAAGGGAGGCGCTGGATGGGCAACCTGGCTTCGTTGATCTGCCCGAAGAGGACAAGGAACACCTTCGCCAATGGATTCTGGATGGCACGTGGGACCTAGCCTCGCACCTGGATGAAATCGGTCAGGCGGCAAACCGTGCGATCGCACAGAGCCACGCGGACAGGCATAACGCGAATCAGCTACGCCAAGCGCAGCACTATTTCGCATGGCGCTGGCACTACGCGAGCGCCATGCTCGCCGCTGCACCCACGCAGCAACAGGCCGAGCCGCCGACGTTTGCAGAACTGCGGAAGCGCTTCTGTGCGCAGGTGGCGCGATGCGACGCCGCCATCGAGCGCGCCGAATGCACCGAGCAGCAGGCCAAGCCGGCGGCGGATGAGCGCGCGGCGTTTGAGGCGTGGGCCATCGAGCAGAACTTGAACATCACGCCGGGCTATCCGCGCAGCGCTCAACGCGACTACGCGTACATGGAAGCCTCGTATGCGTGGCGTGTCTGGCAGGGCATCAGCAAATGGCGCGCCACCCAGTCCGGCCGGCAGGTGACCGCGCCGGAGGGTTATGCACTGGTGCCTGTTGTGCCGACGCACAACATGCTGTACGCCCTGCTGAATGAGAGCGAGGTTGCGGTCATGCGAGACAAGGGGACCAGCGACGATACGAGCCTCATCGTCCTGAGGCTGACCGGCGTTCACCAGCGCTACGCCGCCATGCTGGCAGCAGCAGGCAAAGGCGGCGTGCAATGATCCGCGACCAATTGCTGCTTGGCATCGAGAGCGAGCTCATCGTTGACCTGTTCGCGGGCGGTGGCGGCATGTCCACCGCCATCGAAATGGCGCTCGGCAGGCACGTCGATATCGCCATCAACCACGATGCAGACGCCATCGAGATGCATAAGGCGAACCATCCGCAGACGAAGCACTACTGTTCTGACGTGTTCGAAGTATGCCCGCGCGAGGCCACGCAGGGGCGCCCCGTTGGCCACCTGCATGGCAGTCCGGATTGCACTCACTTCAGCCAGGCCAAGGGCGGCCAGGCGCGCAGCCGCAAGATCCGCGCACTCGCCTGGGTCATGGTGCGCTGGGCCGGACAGGTCAAACCGCGCTCCTTCAGCATGGAAAACGTCCATCAGATGAAGACGTGGGGGCGCCTGATCGCCAAGCGCGACAAAGCCACAGGCCGCGTGGTCACGCTGGAAATGGTGAAGTGCCCGCAGACCGGAAAGATGGCCAACCGGGTAGCCGCCCCTGGCGAGCGCGTGCCGGTTCACGAGCAATTCCTTGTGCCGGACCCCAAGCGCGCGGGCACGACGTGGCGGCGTTTCGTCCGCATCTTTGAGGGCATGGGTTACGACCTGAAAATCGGCAGCCTCGTCGCCTGCGACCATGGCGCCGGCACCACGCGCGACCGCTTGTTCGTGTTCGGCCGACGCGACGGCCTCCCCATCCACTGGCCGCAGCCAACGCACATGGAGAAGCCGGCAAAGGGGCAAAGAAAGATCGTTTCGGCGGCCGACAACATCGACTGGAATATCCCCTGCCCGTCGATCTTCGATCGCAAGAAGCCGCTGGCCGAGGCCACGATGCGCCGAATTGCCAAGGGCATGAAGAAGTTCGTGCTCGACAGTGGCGACCCGTTCATCGTGCCAATCGCGCACTACAACGGCAGCGAACCGGTGCACGGTATTCGTGAATCGCTGCGCACTATCACGGCCACCCCGAAGGGCGGTTCATTTGCGATCGCTGCGGCCCACCTTGTGAAGTTCCGCGGCGACCACATCGGCCAGGCCGTTACGGAACCGTGCCCCACGATCACGTCGGGCGGCGGCGCAAAGCGACCGGCCGGCGCGGCACACGCACTCGGCCTGGCCGCGGCGAGCCTGATCCAGCTCGGCTATGGAGAACGCGAGGGCCAAGCCCCTCGCGTTCTGGACCTTCGGGAGCCGCTCGGCACTGTCGTCGCCGGCGGCATCAAGCACGGACTGTCGACGGCATTCCTGGCCCAGGCCAATGGTGGCTTCAACACGACGCCAGGCCATGATGCCCGCGCCCCTGTCTCGACCATCACCAACACAGGCAGTCAGCAGCAGCTCGTGACTGCCAACCTGGTGACATTGCGGAGGAACTGCGACGCGCGCGGCGTGGAGGAACCCCTGACAACGATCACGGCCGGCGCTGAGCACCACGGCCTCGTCGAGTACAGGCTGAGCCGCGAGCACGAGGAAGGGGCCCTGCGGTGTGCCGCGTTCCTCATCAGCTATTACGGCACAGACAACATGCGCGGGCTGGACGAGCCCCTGGCCACGATCACCACCCGCGACCGGCTGGCGCTGGTGACTGTGTGGATCAAGGGCGAGGCATGGGTAGTGGTCGACATCGGGCTCCGAATGCTGACCCCTCGAGAACTCTACAACTGCCAGGGTTTCCCTCACGGCTACATCATCGACCGGGGCGCCGACGGGCGCGTTTTCAGCAAGAGCGCCCAGGTGAAGATGGTTGGGAACAGTGTCAGCCCGCGGCCCGGCAAGGCGCTGATCTCCCTCAATTGCATGGACTTGGCGGCGTGGACGACCCCGGAACTCGGTCGCGCCGAGGCGATGGCTGCGTAAAGGGGACGCAATGAAAGCTCCGTCCATTCACCAGCCGCGGGCCTGGCTGGCTGCCGAGGAAGGCTATAGCAGCAAGGGCCCGCAAGCCGGATCACACAACGAGCCGGGCGACAATCTGTTGCCCCACCTCATAGCCCTGACGTTCCGCTTCTTCGTAGGTTGGCCAAACATCGTCGCCCGACCTCCGGGAGGGAACCACGGCAACCCCATCCTGCAGGACGTTCACCGTGTAAACCCACGACCCGCCAGGGCCGTACTGCTCGCACCGGACAGCAACAACATACCCCTCAACCTCAAAAACTCGCTCGCGACTATTGATTTGCATGGCACTCCCTCGAATGAATCGGAAAACCCTTGCATGAGCGTTGAGCACCCCACCCATTTCTCCGGCGTCATGGTCCGCGCTCCCCTCGACGCAGCCGAAACGCAGACGCGACGCCACGTAACAAGCGTTTCCGGCCTCGGCCAAGTGACCGAATTCCAGCGCAGTGAGGCACCCGGTTATGGCGGGATCATGCGCGATAAGCATATGCGCTGGAGGGACCTGCCTCAAGCCGCCGCACTGAAGGTCATGTATCGGGAACGCATTGCAGCATGACCCGACCCACAACACGCACCACCGAACAGAAGATGGAAACCAACGAACTGAAAACGGCGCTGCGGGCTGTTCAGATCTACGCCGAACGGCACCCCCGCCCCCGCCATGTCACAATGACGCAGGCAGCGGAAATGCTCGAGCTAAGCCGGCCAACAGTGCGCAAGCTCGTCCAGTCGGGGCGACTACGCTTCAACGGCTGCGGCCTGATCCCGATTGAACAGATCGACCGCATTCTCTCGACTGACTCCGCATAA